TTTATATTCTTTCACCAGATACAAAAATGAATCATCAATCGCATTTAAATCAAAGTGGAATTGGCGCATGACCTCTTCTAATGATTGGTCAAAAATATTACAATCATCCATAAAGTTGACTAGCCGTTGTTGCTGTTCAGGGTCAGGGTTTTCTACCAACGGCACCCATTCTATGCCACGGCGGAATACCTCACTTGTAATATGCTGTAACGGAGAACGGACTTCCTCAATAGACATAGCCAGCATTTGTAAGTCCATGACAAGTTGTTGACGGTAAGCCATTTGATGGCGTACCCAAGTATTAACTACGTGGTCTAACCCAATTGTAGGCGCACGTCCTGTCTCCCCACCCCCAGACTTCATTAAGTCTAAGAAGTTTATCTGCTCATTTAAATTAATGACAGTTTGGGCTAATTTCGGTACTTCAGGTAGATATTCCGATAGTCTCATACATTAATCCTTTGTCAAGTTCTCTATATCTGACATACTGGTAAGTTTTAGCATAGTTTGCATTGCCATTTCTTTTAGCAAAAAGCTTTCAGACTTATTTACATGTTGAATTTCCTCTGTTGTTGAGGAAACCCTTTTCTCAAGACCTAAAATCTGTTCCCTTAATGCAATATTCTCATCTTCTAATGCTGTGTGTCCCTCAAAAGCAGCATTTTGCAAGACTCCTAATCGAGCAGCCTCTTTTACCAGAGAGATAAAAGCTCCCTCAGTTAGTACTGTAACTGCTTTACTATTATCATCTATTTCGTCTTCAGGCCCCAAATTCACTAAATCTTCATGCCACGTATCCAAAATACGCCATGTATGGGTTGTTTCATCCCTATTTGCTGTATATTGAGCTTCCCTATCTTTTAAGAACATTCCTACCATAACTTGCCTCCTATTCCACTTCTCTATTATATTATACTACCAAATCCAGATTTGTTACGAAATCTTACATGCACTCCATCCACACACTTTACACGTTTCGCACCCACTTTCCTGTACAATCAGAGGGGATTCACAATCACATTTAGACATTTCGCCCTCTAAGTGCCCCGTTACTAACACTTCTTTCTCTCTACTACCATTACGATAAACGGTAATTCCTTTACAACCTGTTTCCCAAGCAGTCATATATGCCTCAAACACGTCTTCTAAAGTAGCCCCAGACGAGAAATTAATGGTTTTAGAGATGCCAGCATCCACGTACTGTTGGAATTTGGCTTGCATTAACACATGGTCTTCAGGAGAAATATCTTGCGCTGTTACATAAATATCTTTAATCCACTCTGGTACATCATCACGGTCTTTCAAAAGCCCACCAGATGCCAAATAAAGCATGAGGTCTTCAGAATAGAAACCATTTTCTTTCGCATCTTTCTCAAACTCTTCATTAATATAGAAAAAGGTCTGACCTTCCAATATATTTTGTTTACGCCACGCCAAAGCAAAGAGAGGTTCAATTCCACTAGCGCACCCCGCAATCATAGAAATAGTGCCTGTAGGGGCTACCGTCAAACGGCAAGCATTTCTGTAATTTTCTTGAATCTTATAGCTACTTTGTTCCCAAGCAGGGAAAGTTCCTCTAATTGCACCTAGTTCTAATGATTTAATGTTTGCCACATGACTGATAAACCGCATTACCTCATCCCCAACTAATCGTGCCTCTTCTGAATTATAAGGGACTCGTAATTTAATTAATAAATCTGCAAATCCCATCACTCCCAAACCGATTTTCCTTGTTGCCCTAGTCATTTCCTTAATTTCAGGAATACTATAATCATTTGCATCAATGACATTATCTAAAAAGTGAACAGCATTCCGAATAACGTGTTGTAATCTATCCCAATCAATAGAATTTTCCCATTGCATGTTCGGCTTTAACCCTGTTGTAAATTTAGCAACATTAATTGACCCTAAATTACAACTCTCGTACCCCAAAAGAGGTTGTTCACCACAAGGGTTAGTTGCAATCATATCCCCATATTCTTCACCTACCCTATTATCTTCATTAATTCTATTAAGAAAAACCATCCCAGGTTCCCCATTACGCCATGCCCCCTGCACAATCTTTAAAAAGACTTCTCTAGCATTTAATGTTGATACGGGTAAACTCGTTTTCGGGTCATTTAAAGTATAGTCCATGTTAAGTTTAACAGCATTCATGAAGGCAGTATCCACCCCCACAGAAATATTAAAATTATGGATATCTCCTTCATATTGCTTACATTCAATAAAGGAGAGAATATCTGGATGCCTTACACTCATTACAGCCATGTTAGCCCCATCACGCTTCCCACCTTGAGTAATCATACTAGATACCCTAGACAGAGTTTTAAGCACCTCTATGGGGCCACAGGCTACACCATGAGTGGATTGAATTTTAGACCCTTTTGGCCTAATTTTAGACAGAGAAAAGCCTGTGCCACCACCGAATTTCTGTACCATAGCAGCATCCGTAGCAGACTTCATAATCTGTTCCATACTATCTTCCAACGGCAAAACAAAACAGGCTGACAAAGTACCTTGCGCTGTCCCTGCATTCATTAAGGTAGGAGAATTAGGTAAGAATTCCAGATTCCACATCATATCAAAGAAATTCTGTTCTAATTGAGCTATATGCTGAGGTAATGCCTCATAATGACCATCAACTTTAGCGATGGCACGGGCCACGCGCCCAAAAAGTTCTGGTGAGTTCTCTGTAGGATTCCCATCTACATCTTTAAGAAAATATCGGTGTGCCAAAATCGTTTCTGCTTGCTCAGAAATGTGCGTGTCAATCAATCTCCTACCCCCTATGTCCACAAAATATACAAAGTTTACGTTCAGGAACCCAAAATTCAGGCTTGCAAATAATTTCATCACAAGATGGGTTTGGGCAATCTGCCATCGTTAACTCTGCGTTGATTGACCTATTATAATCCATCTTGATGCCCCCTGGCAACGCCATTTCCTTAGCTGGGTCAAGATTCGTTTCTAAAAGCTTTGGTGGTTCCCCCGTTTCATTCATCTCTGCTGGGTTTTCTGGGTCAAGGAACCCTTGTAAATCACCTAGATTGCTGAACCCAAACTGTCCTGTTTCCCAGGAAGCAAGTAAAGCCATACCAATAGAAAAGAAGGCATCCCCATGCCCCATCGGAGTTTCTGGGGCCTTCAATTCATTACTTACGGTAAGAATTTGCTGTTTTTGCCTCTCATCCTTCAACAGTTTAAGTTTTCCACTCAAGACATATTGTTCAAAAATTTGAGCCATAGTATTTTTAGATTTAACAGTAAAGGTTAATGGGTGCCAACGATAATCCAATCCTCTATCTTCTAACTCACCCCGTGTATTATCGACATACCCTTTATCAATATCAAAATTCTCAGCTACCTCATTTAAAAATTCAATTTGGTCTGAGTAATTCCATCCATCTAACCATGATTGATGGATTTGTCTACAAGTATCCCCCACACGTTCAAAAATAACTAGGTGGGATGGGTGGCGTTTCTTACCAACGTCAAAGCCAGCAAACACAAACGAATTTTCCTGTTTCCTGTATTTACGAGTTGTCGGAAACTCACGTAAATTTTCATCTTCACAACTAGCAATGTCTTCTTCATTAAAATAAGCTTCTGTTGCAAAGTGTGGCACCAATAAAAACTCAGATGCAAAAGATTTGGGTCTAGCTTTCTGTTGCTGTAATAACCAATCCTCACTATATAACTCAGGCATTAATACTCTACGGGTAGGGGTAGGGTCAAGGGCTGGCAGCACTCTAGCTAAGAAACGGTCATCTTTTTGTAAATTAGACAACAAATCACCAGGCATCATGGGAGTACCCAACACGATTACTGGCACCCCTTTCAATGGTATGAACAAAGATTCCGTTAAGAAGTGGTCTTCAACCTTAGTAACCTGGCCTAGGTTTAATGGGTTTTCAGGGTCACGTAGAATATCATCTGCAATCAATGCTCCATTAACGTGCATACCCCGCTTAAATGAAAAAAGGCCCCCGTGCATAATATGCATGGGTTTGTTATTAATCATATATCTGGCTGTATAATCAGCCTTTGGTGTACGGTTGTCCATCCAGTCTACTAGCTGTGGGTTTCTAGCAATGGCTTTGTTAATTTCAGAAATATGGTAACGGGCCATGCCATCACTATACGATAAATACAATACAGAACAGTCTCTAGGAGCTAGTAACAGCCTCCACACACTAAAGGCGTGTCCTAATAGCGTACTTTTAAAATGAAAGCGGGGGAGGATAGCGCAATAGTTTAAGCCTTCTTGAAGGCATCGTTCAATATCTTCCGCTACTACGCCAACATGCCAAGCTTTAAAATACTCTGGGTTATCAAAACTCTGTGACCATATGTTTACAAGAAATTCATGGAATGACCCTACCTGAGCTTTCCCTGAAGTCATAAGTCCTGTTGCTAATCTATCGAATGCATCTTCAAAAGTAGTTATTTCTTGTGTCATGAAAGTGAAGGCTCCTCAGTTTGTATTAATCCCTTTAATCGTCCCGCTACCCGTTTCAAAGTATCTTCATCATTGATTTCTTCCACTAAGACGCTTAATACATTTTGTACAAACTGAAGATTAATCATTCCCTTAATGACTTCACGCTCACCTTTTATACTCATATCCAAGGCTTTAGCAGCATCAGATGCCCTATCAAAATTTAAATGTTCCAGTTCATGCCCCGCTTTATGGCGCATGGATTCATATGTATCCAGATGTTCTTGCTGCGTTCTAGCAAATCGTTGGCCTTCAGACTCTTTCACTTTCTGAATAGCCTCAGTACGAACTTCTACTTGCTGTACCCCCCAATCACCTTCCCTAGCCCAAAGGTAAATAGTAGACGGTTTAACTTCCGTAGCGAAGTCATCCCACAAAACCTCAGAAATTTCTCTAGCAGATTTGTCACCTTTAAGATATAACCCTAAGGCTCTCTCCTTTATTTCAGGAGGGAATTGCTTTGGCATGTTTAATACTCCCTAATATCGGGGGCACGTAAGCCCCTTCTGGGTGCCTTATCATCACTTCCCCAGCTAGAAGGAATGTCAAAGGATGGGTCTTCCATATGCTGGGATTCTATGCTGCCTCCATATGGAGTCCCATCAGATTGTAGTAATCCCGCAAAATCCTTGTGTCCTGTCTTTTTAACTGCTGAAGTAAAACATTCAGGCTTACTACCTGAATACTTCAAACCGATTTCCCCTCTAGTACACAACCCTCTCCACACACCAGCATCTTGACCTAGAGGTTGATAACCACGTTTGTTCAATAACTTACCAGTTGTTCGTTGGGTGTCAGCTACTTGAGTATTATATTTACACCCAAAATAATCACACCAAACCACTACCCCATATTGCTTTTTAAACTCCTGGGCAGTCATTCCCTCAGGTAGTTTATCTACATATTCTACACTAGTCTCAGTCTTTCCTTTCATATAAAATACTAAACTCATATATTCTCTCCCTCAAGTTGATTTTTATACCACAATGCTACACATGCAGCATCTGCCCAATCCTGCTCTAGAAAACTAGTCTCCCACAAAAGGTTGGCATACTCTAAAATATCACTTTTAGAGGCATTACCTTTACCCACGGTATACTTTTTCCATGTTTTATTTTGCACTAAGACACATTCTAAATCATGCAAAGAACAAAGAAATTTTGTTGTATACACCACAGAGGCAATTTGCATCGTAGTTCGTGGGTTTTGAATAAAAATGGGGGCCTCTACAGCCACCCATAATGGAACATACCTTTCTATTATTATACCCAGTTCTTCGTAAAATTTTGTCAAAAATGCGATGAATCTGGCCTCAAAATCCTTAATGGGGGAAACCCATTTTATGGTTTCTTGAAGTTCCCCATTTTGATTAATGATGGTTCCATGCACACCTTTACTAGAACAATCTAATCCTAAATAATAATCAGCCATAAGATACCCCTGGAGAAATACGGAGTGCTACAATTCTAGATACCGTGTGGTATGCAGAGGTATATGCACTAAGGACTCCAGACATTTTTACGTATGTAGCTTCATGCTCAATGATTTCTCTACTTAATTCCCTCAATTGTGGGTAGTTGGCTAATGCTGCTCCACGAACCTCATCTCTAGTTAACTTCTTTTTTCCCTCTGCTTCTCTATCCTCTGCCATTTTATATCCCGCTGTAGCGTACCCCTCATCAAAGGCAGCTTTCAACGCATTTTTAGAGGCTTCTATATCAGCCACCCTCGATTCTAAATACGCCTTGTACCCACCATACAAAGTTAAAAATTCTTCCAATGTTTTGGCATCAGCGTTCATCAGATTAGCAAACTCTAGGTTGGGTTGTTCGCTTAAATCTGTTTTAAATGGGGGCACCATTAAATCATCTATAGCCCTATTTGCTTTCCCCAACGCTTTCATTGGTGTCCACTTTTCTACCATCTTCATCCTCCTTATATTTCCTACAAGCACACCATGATGGGCCTGTACAGACCAAGGGAAGCTCTTTAGCTTCTTGAATCAAGGTGCATCTAGCCACTAATTCATTCCATTCTTTAGGACTTCTTTTAACTTGAAAGGCCTTTAGTTTCTGGTCATTTTTATTCTCATACAGCACAATTCCATACGGCTTGTCCATTAATTGCAAATAAATTTGTAATTGTATGGAATGTTCTGGCTTAGGCTTGCTATAAAGATTTTTAAAGCCTTTATCATTAATAGATTTTAATTCCAGAACTACTTCCATATGTTCTTCATGTACCAATAAAAAGTCAGCCCTTCCTGAAATGGGGGGAGAATCACATCTCACAACAATCTCTCTTCCTTTTAAAATCCCCATTGTCTCAAAATATTTTGTCATGCGGTCTTCTAAAGAAGAACCCGTATCAAATATACGCTGAGTTGTACTAGCAATCTCTTGTTGGGGCAATAACCCTCTAAAAGCTAGATAAAGATACCTATCACACTCATTACCTAGCATGGACGGGTAAAAGACCCCTACTCGACTGCTGTTTTGATTATAACCCAGTTTCTCTTCAAACATTTTAAGTAACCATTTATCTTGATTAGATGTACGATTACGCGTTTTAGTTTCTACTTGTTTGTTAAGTTGTCTAATGCCTGCCATAATGTATCCTTTATTCCTTGTTTAGTAGTGTCTTTAATATGCAATATGTTCTCTATTCCAAACACTCTCATAATCTCCGAATCTCTGTAAGCATCCCGTTTTCTGAGGTGTCCATACACTCCATCTGCTTCTATAATAAGACCCAACTCTGGCACAAAGAAATCAGCTGTGAACTGATTAATTGGCACTTGTTGGTCATATCGTAACCCAAACTCTGAAAGCTGTTCTGCAATTAGATTTTCTTGTTTTGTGTAATCTCTAGGCAACATCTACTTTTAACTTCTCCAATAACTCAACATTATTTAAGAACTGTTCTTTTAACCCATTCATGCCCATAGCTTTCATGCCTTCATAATCATACCACGGGCCTTTCTGATTGATGAGTTTCCGTTGAATAGCCTCTCTGATGTAGCTTTCTAGTATATCTATGCCCCCATCCACTCTAAAGGGGACAACTGCATTACTCCAATTCTCTCCCCCGACTTTGCTTTTACGTAAACGTACTTCCATATCGAAGCCCACGTTACGTTCTACTCCGCCTGTCTTCTCTTTTATCCACCCAGACCTTCTAACTTGCAACAGGAAGTGAGCAAAGAACCCTTGAGCCAAACCACCAGGCATACTGTCTAGAGCTACAGGGCCAATACTTGACCTAACCTGATTGATGGCTATAAAAGCTGACCCAGACTTGAGATTGGGAAGGAGTCTAGGCAAGGAGGAATTAACAAATCTAGCTTGCCATGCCATAGGACTAAATTCAAATCCCTTTTCATTATCTTGTACATCTGACGGGACTAGCCCTGCAATAGAATCCAACACAATCACGTCTATACCAGCCCTCATAAGTTCTTTAGCAGTACCTAAAGCTTCTTCTCCACTAGTGGGTTGAGAGACAAGCATACGTTCAGAATCTATGCCACACTTCTCTACCCACTCTGAATCCCAGGATAGTTCTGTATCAATCCATGCAGCCGTTCCTCCCTCCCGTTGAACATTTGCCACCACCTGAGACGCGAGATAAGACTTCCCTACATTCGTAGGCCCATACATAATGGTCATACGCTTCTTAGGAATACCTCCACCTGTAAGATTATCTAATGCGGGAATACCAAAGGGTATACGTGTATAATTAAAGGTATCACTATTGCCTCGTTGCAAGTTTAATTTTTTATCTCCCAGCAATTGGGCAATCACTTCATCAGCGGTATTTTTCATGTTTTTTATTGTCCTCCTTACACGCTTCAGCCAAAGCAAAACATATTGATGCCAATTGAATTAAATGGTCATAACTGTACAATGGTTGCTCTTCCCAAAATGTGTCATGTCTCTCTCGTTCTCGCAACACATCTTCTAATACTTTAACTCTAGCTACTTCGCTCATGCTGAACTTCCAGAATCTAGAACATTTTCAATCTTCTCATCTACTGCTTCTCTAACTACTGTCCATACTTGGTCTAGAACATTAGAGGCTTCATTCATTTGGTCTTTCACAGGTAATTCAGTATCTATATCCCTCACATCTACATCAATACGGCTGTACTGATTTGTATCCAGTGCCCCCACCCTAAACGTAAACCCTAAATGTACACTTACTTTAGCCATTCTGTTTTCCCTCCTTAACACGCGTCTTTAATTTTGCATTCCTTTCAATTATATGCTTTTGGGTTTTTCTAGCTTTTCTTCGCCTTTTCAATTCCTCTTTATATTCTGACGTTTGACGATATGCTTTTTGTGCTGCCTGTTTTGCTAAGGTTTCCTCTGAATGTATTGGGTACGGTTCTCCGTAATGCCACCCATACGTTTGTAATTTTTTCGTATCACATTTAATCGTATGATTATCCTTTGGTTTTCTCTTTTTTCCACAACCTTGGCACTGTACAGGAGTATGTAACCATTCATAATAAGCCTTGGCTTTTTGTCTTCCTCTATATGACCTTTCCTTATGGTCTGCTAATTCACGTTCCTTGCGTTTGGTTTCATTATATTGCTCTATATCCCAGTCATATAGGTGCTGTAGATTTGGGGGAATCGGGGGCGTAGACTCATCCCATGCTTCTAAATACTCCTTTAATGGAAGGTGGTTATACTCTGGTTCCTTCCATGTCTTAGCTTTAGCCCAATTTAATTTAGTCATTTTACATCCTGACTTTCTAACAATTCTTGTTTTAAATACAATGCTAAATCTAATACTTCTTCATAAGCATTTTGTAGGGGAGATATCATATTATTGCGGCTACCTACTTCTAGTCTTCCCCCATATTTCTTCTCACCTAACTGTGCCCTAGCTTCTACATCTTCTTGAACCATTATTGCTATATCCATGTTTGCCACTCATTACCTCCTATATCATCTAAATCTTTAATTAACAAATTATATGTTTTACTGTTCAATAGTAACCTATTCGTCTCATCATAATCTCCCCTATCCCAAAAGACTGCCTTCTCAAAAAAATCTTTTGGGGTCTTTTGACCCAACAACCAAATGTCTAATAAATTGTCATACTGAATAACTTCTCCTACTCTGTATGACTTTTCATATTGCATACTTACAAACATATATAAGTCAGGCCGTTGGAACGTACTTTTCTCATACACAGATACATCATAATGATATTTCGGGCTTACTGTACGCCTCTTCGTCTTAACTTCTGTACGAGTACCATCCTGCAAAACTAAATCATAGTGGTATTTATCTTCCCCTTCTGATTCAGATGTTGCATCTGCTCCCAAGTAATCTGCTATGGCCTCTTCTGCCAAGAATCCTGCAACTATCACATTAGATAATCCAGAACCAGATTCTTTAACTTCTGTTCTAATAGGATTAAGTGGGACTGTTTCTGCTCTATACACAGCCCTATCTATCATATCTTGTGTAAAAGGTATTGTAAACATTTACTCCCCCCAATCTATAACTTCTTCTATTGTAACAGGTTGAGGTAGGTCTGTCAAGTATTTCTTAGTAGCCCAGGAAGGGTCACATACCTCCACATCCACCTTGAGAGGAATACCCAAGCTGTTCTCCTCTAATAGTCTTTGTATTTCATGTGGTACCTCACATATTTCATCATCAGGGATTTCGCAAATGATTTCATCATGGACTTGCAATAATATACGGCTCTTTTTAGTTTTAAGGTATTCATGAGTTTTAATCATCCGTTCATTTAAGATATCGGCACTGGTGCCCTGTACTAAATAATTAACTCCCTTATATGCTAAATCTTCTGGTATCACATATTTCCTGCCATACCTGTTCTTAACCCACCCTCTCGTAGCTACTGTACGAGAAACCTTATCAATAAAAGACTTAGACCCTAAAATCCCAGCAAAATATCTCTTTTTATATTGAAAGGCCTCTTTCTCAGAGACATTTAATTGGTTTGCCAATCTTGCCTTCCCAATACCATAGATAACACCAAACGTAATGTTCTTCGCCATCTGTCTATAAAACTTATACTCACTACTATCCTCGTCTACGCTAAAGGCAATCTTGGCAGCTTCCCCATGAAAATCTACATCTTCTCTAGCTAACAGGGCATCTACTTCTTCATTATGTAAATAACTCAGAAATACCCTCACTTCCATTTGAGAGTAGTCAAAAGACACTAGTTTATGTCCTTTCCTAGGAATAAACATGCGTCTAATGGCTACTTGGTTCTCATCTCCAGGGTCAAAGGATTCATCTCCTACAAAGCCCCAGGTGTCCAATACGTGGTTACTAAGCTCTAAAGTACCTGAAGTACCCTTAGCTGCAATAATGGCCTGTATTCGGCCTCTCACAACGTCCCTCTCCTCTTCACTCAACTCTCTATCGAGTAGTTTAAAATGGGTTCTGGGTATGTTTTGAAGGTTGGGTTCCTTAGAGGATAACCGCCCCGTTAAAGTGCCCCAATTACAGTATGATGTATGCATTACAGAGGATGTTAAATACGGTTCTAGGTATGTAGATTTTAACTTCTCTAATGCCCTATACTGACGTATATATCCAGCTAATGGGTCATCTACTTGAACTAGAGCTACCTCACTCCATGATTCCTTCCCTTTGGGAGTCTTAATGGGAGAACGTATACCACGTTCTGTTAACACTTCCCCAACTTGTTGGGTACTATTAATATTGAATTCTTTATCCGCTAATTCATAAATCTTTGCTTCGACTTGTTCTCTACGGTCTTCAATCCTAGCAATAGCATTTTGTACATACTCAAGGTCAATAGATACACCAGCACTTTCTATTTCATATAAAACTTTCGTTAAATCCCACTCCAGACGCAGAACCTCTTCTTGATTAGTTTCCAAAATCTTTTTGAAAGTTCTAACATAAAGTTTATGTGTCCAATATACATCTTGTTCACAATATGGCCCCAATATCTCTGGGGGTGCTAAGGAAAAATCTTTGTGCCATTTATTAGAACGTAGTTCTTTTTTAGTGTCCTTGTCATAGGCAGCTGCTGCTTCCCCATATATTCTTTGGATTGTGGGTGTTAGCCCCAAATCTTTAACAGAAGCTGGTTCAGTTAAGCGTACCATAACAATGACATCTGCAAACGTTACGTTCTCAGGTGGGTTATATCCAGCCTTTTCCAGAAACTTGAGGTCAAACTTAATGTTGTACCCTACTAACATGTCTGTCATTTCTAAGCATCGCATTAATCTACGCTGTTGCATAGGGTCTAGATTATTGCCATTTTGATGCCTAAAAGGGAAGTAGAATGTCTCCTCCCCATACCCAAGCCCTACACCACATAGCTGATTTTGCCCAAACGCATCTAAGCCATTTGTTTCCACATCGACTACAAGGTGGGTTGTATCGTGTTGGGCCAATTCTTTTTCAAGCTGGCCCACGCACTCGTTAAATTTAGATGTGGTATTAATTAGCATTAAAACAATTCATCGTCATCATCGCTAGTAGAGGTAGACACCCCAGCCATTGCTGGTACTTGGGGGGCCTGTCCACCATAACGAGACTTAAAGTACTCCTTAACAGTAGGCAAATCTGCAATCTTCTCTTCTACATCATCAGGAATTTCTTCTTGTCTAGCTGTTGCTGCTAGTTGATAAGAAGTGTCAAACATACCAGTACCAGTACGCTTAATGCGGATGACACCTTTATCTAGACCATTCCAATCATTATAAATGTCAACCAACTGATTCCAAATGTAGTCGCTACGCCCAAAGGTGAGGGAGACTACACGGAAGTCATTAATGGTTTCCTTATACATCTTCTTACCACCTGGGCCTTGGATAACTTCCCAATCATCATTTCGACGCTCTGAATGAATAATTTCATGGACATATGCCCAAAACGCAAACTTATGGGAAGGACGTACATTATCAGGCACATCACTCTTATCTACATCTGGGTCATCCAACAGATTCACCCAACGATTCCCAGAATTATATGTATACATATACAAATCATCTAGATTCGTATCGCCCTCTTCTCCTGTCGCTATGGAAGAAAGGAATGCTTGGTCACCGTCCCTAAACCAAATTTCCCTACCTGGGACACCATTACTACCAGCTTGGCCCCGTGTTTCCCGTGCTTCTTGAATTCTACCTATTCCACTCATATCATTCTCCTTTATTTAAAAAAATGTTCTCTGTTCTATGATACTTAATAACTCGTCGCTGTTTCTTACATCTTGTACATCTTTGTACTCCTTTGGCAATTTCACATAGCTTACCACAAAACTTTTAGATAAGCAACCCATTGCTTTTTGGAACCCTATGCGTCCTGCCTCATCGTTGTCTAAGCATAACACCAATTCTTCAGTCTGTAAACCCAATGTTAGTTCTTCTTGAGCCTTCGATAAGGATGCCCCCAAAATAGCTATGCTAGAACACCCATGTTGGTCTAGCCACATTGTATCTAATGTCCCCTCAGTAATGCACACAAAGGGAGTTTTATCAGTAATAAGGTGTTGCCCAAACAATACTTTAGACTTTTTCAACCCTTTAGAATATAAATACTTGGGAGTCAAATATTGCCTACGGCTAACCCATCCTACTAAACGGGCGATATCATCTTGAATGGGAATAACTAAACTGTTTTCACCATCAATGCCACAACCCCATTTATGAAGTGTTTTCTTACTAAACCCCCTATCAAATATCCATTCAGGAACATAGCCCTGTTTGAAAGGGAATTGTACTTCTGGCATTACATTTTCATCTGAGACAAATTCATCAAATAAATTAATGTCAAAGACGGAAGTGTTCGTAAGAACTCTTTGTTGAGCTTGGTCATAACTAATACCTAAATATTTCATTAAGAAACTATATAGGGTTCCTTGACCACAGCCTGCAAAACAAATCCATACTCCCTTCTCTGTATTTATGGAGCAAGAATCAACTGTGTCTCCATGAAAGGGGCATTGAAGAGTAAACTGGTCTTTATCAATAGGAACATTAATCCCTATATCTGCCAATACATTGGCCCACTCAGTCATTAAAAATCGTCTGGAGCTTCAGCAATAATACCATTATTAACACGCCAATCTAAGATAGCTGTGTTTAAAGGCATGAGGCCATCTCTATATTTTTGGAATGCTAGGAGACGTTTTTCACTCTCATCTTCAATCATACACATAGACATAACAACATCTGAAGCTCTCAACAGTGCATCACCAAAAGCTACTTGGTCTGCCATTGGAGGCATGAATACATCAGAAGCATCTTTAGTAGCTTGAGTAGAAACAAACATAGCAGTATTAGTGGACAAACAAATATTCTTGAGGCCATAAAACAGCATATGCGTCTGCTCCCACATAGCTTTAAAGCTTTTACTAGAATTTGTGATTAAATACACACCATCAATAACAACAAAATCTGGCACGTACTTCCGAATTAGATTATGTATGCTTTCTAATGAAATGCTAGATTCCCCCTCAATATGGTCACAGACCAAGAGAGGTACATTATCTAAATTATGGAGAAATTCTTGATAGGATTCTTCGTCAATAGGATTACCGTTTCTTAAATCTGTATGGAAGAAGTTATACCCCATCGCTTTCCCCATCACCACATCTGTACGCATATTCATCTGAGATACTGGCATCTCCGTTGAGATGAGAAGTGTTTTAAACCCCTTCATAGCTGCTGTTACCGCAGCTTGAACACATACCCAAGACTTCCCAACAGACGGTCTAGCAAACAAAGAAACCATTTCCCCTGGAAGCCACCCCACTCCTAACCTGTTCACAGAATTAAATGGGGTGGGAATACCCATAATCCCATCTCCCATATGACGTTTCTGAGTACGAGTTTTCCATTCATCATAACGAGTTACAGAATTGTTGTTATAATGAGCTACATCCTCATCATATATAACAGCCACATCCTGAAGCCCATGATTTATATTAGCCAATGCGTGTTTGGGATTTTCAGACAATAATTCCTTATTTGATTGGAACACATCAACTACTTGTCTAAACAAAACTTGGTTTTGAAAAGTATCTAATGCGTAATCAAAATTTAGGTTTTGTGCTGAAGGATTAAGGGTAGGAAAATTTTCACACAATGTTTCAGAAGTAGGTACTTCCCCATAAGTATCATAATGTGTGGTAACGAACTTATAGGCATCTCCATGTTTAGCGAAATCTTTACTACTATATTTAAATTTCCTAAAAGCTAATCGGTCTGTAAGCCCAAAAACAATTCCAGATTCGACAAAATCAAAGTTCTCCATATCTTCTCCACTCTATTAAACTTTAGATATAACTCTGTTGGAATCTCCATGAATATACACTTCTATACCATCGTGTTTAATATCCTTGGCCTGTGCTAGAGCATCATTTAAATTGGTGAATGTGCCCCACACTTGAATTCCATCAGTTGCAATATCTACGCTAATAACTCTATACTCTTCTTTCGTCGTTGTCAACCCCCGTTTCCGAATCATCCCCCCACGATGAACTCTTCGTCTCATTTACAACTCCTTGAAATAGTTTTGCTCTAACCGATTGACGCACTTTATAAGCGGGTTCACCCAAATCTTCTGTAATCTCTTCCATTGTTAAGCCTTCTAAACGTAATGTAACAAAGCTTTTTTCTATTTCATCTAATTGACAATCATCTACAAATTCCTTAAACTCAATGTCTACAGTAAAATCAGATGGGTCAGTCAAAGCTTTTAATACTTCAAGAGATTGACTAGGTAAAGACGGAGTAAAATCTAAATCAACGTAATCTAAACTGACTGTGGGGGGGTTTAATTTATGGCTTTTTGACAATAAGGTACGGATAGTGTTCGTCATTGCTGTATGCAAATATGTATGGAACAATACTCCACGGTCTTCCTCAAACCCTTTAGCAGCTTTTACAATAGCTAATCGTAATTCCTGAGCAACATCATCTTTATCTAGTCCCGCTACATATACATTAGAGGACATTTTTTGAACTTTGGCTTCCCACTGTTGAATTAAAGTATTGTCAATTTCCATACACTCTCCTATTTACCACTCTTTACGTCCCTTATAGTAACATGGTTTACTACAGTATATCTTATTATACCTTCTTCTATGCCTCTGTGTCACCTCTGACCTCTTCAAATAAAAATCTACGTGGCAAAAAGAACAAGTTACTTTAATCTGGTAATAAGTAAAGTGGCATTTATCACTACATATATTTTTACGGGGGTTAATAGGCTCGTTACATTGCTTGCACCTATTAAACTTTTTCTTTTTGGGGACGCTCGTATTTAAATCTTCTTTCCTAAGAATTTTATGGACGTATTGTTTAGATACGCCCACTTCTTTGCCTATCTCCACAGAGTTCATTAAGGGGTTCTCTGTACGGAGTTGTATTATTTGCTCTTTACTAGACATTAAATGCATTTTGTTGTTCTCTACGAGCTTTATCTTGAATCTGACGAGTAATTCGATTATTCAAGAAAGCTTTTAATTCTGCGGAAATAATATCTGCCGTAATCGTAACAGGCGTATCTTTGTCAACGTCTGAAATTAGAAATGCTTCCCCACCATTTTCTACTACCAACGCCCATTGCGCGTCTGTCAGTTCAATTGTAATGTTTTGAGCCATTTACTTTCCCTCCAATACTTCTATTCTTTCTTTAAGTTCTTTGATTGATGCCACTAATGGAGCAACCAATGTCTCATACGAAATTCCCCAACGAGTCTCCCCCGCCTCATCAATTTCTTCAGAGTATACACCCAAATCTTCTGTATATCCAGCATCTAAAACAGCTTGTTTCATCGCTTGTGCAGTAAATCCAAAGTCTATATTTGAAGAACCCTTATGATTAAACGTGATAGGAGTTAAGCTAGAAATAAAATCTAAGCCTTTGGTAATTGGGGTCATGTTTTCTTTACGGTTTTCATCTGATGTAACCGTAGTTGCGTATTCCGCATATAACCTATACCAAGGAACACTTGAAGAGCCTAACCACAAAGTACCATCAGTTTCTGGTCTAAGGTCATCACAGGCCGTAATTTGGGTGTTTTCAATCTTGAGCTTTTTAGAGCCTCCATAAGAGAAACATATTCCACCATCATAATACATCCCTGTATCTAGGTCATTAGTAAATGTAACTGAGGGGTCATTATTATCACCATCGGAAACCTGTATCTCATTACAGTCAACAATACCGTGGTTCCTCATGTCTATCCAAGAATCTACGGCAAACCAATCGTTAGTACCGTCACTATAACCATAAAATATGGTTCTATCATTAGCCCTAAAATAAAGGATTTTATTATTTCCTGAGGTATCCCACCAGAATCCTGTAGTTGCATCATTATGTCTTCTTATAGATAGGTTAGAAGCGGAGCCATCATAAACATTGACGCTACCGTTAAATACTTTAAAGTCCATTCCTATCAGCTGGAATTGTCCAGCAGCAGTAGTGGGAGCATCTGAAAACATTCTTACTTCATTCGTACTAGCAAACCTGTACAGCCACGTAGTATAAGGGTCTCCGTTACCAGGTTTCTGACCGTATTCCCATCGAATATCGCCAGTACCAGTAGTATCATCGGCACCCGCAGGAAAAATAATTCCAGAATTCCCAATCGTACATACCCCATTACCGAATGTATAAGTGCCTGACAGATTTACACTTGTTGCTACTAAATCGCCATCCATGTTAACGCGAAACGGGGCACTACCATGAGTAGCGTGTCCTAAAGATATACCTTCAGCATTTGCTTTAAAAACGGCGTCCCCGCTACCAATAGTTACGTTCCCCTCTATCTCTAATGCACCGCTACTTGCAGTCCATACGAACTTATCTTTTAAGGAAAAGTTTCCAGAACTATCTACAAAAAAAGCGGTGTTAGCATCATTATGTGCCCCAGTCCCAGTCGATATATACATTTGAGTATTAGACATGGTTAGCGCAGCTACTTTTCCTGTTATATCAGCAGCAGTTGTACCAGAATTCAATGTGTTTGCTGCTGTCATAGCAGTACTTTCTCCAGATATTGTAAGGGTGCCTTTAATTTCTAGGCCCGTTCCCGTCCATTTTACAAAATTATTTTCGTCTCCAAGATTTAATTTATATACAGAGCTATCCATGCCTAACCAGAAGCCTGCATCATCATCTATATAAGAAGTTTTACTTGCAGTCCGTATATATCCAGCATTATCAATTTCAAGGCCCGTATCAACAAAAGCTTTTCCCGTTATTGTAGCATTAGTAAGTTTATGTGTAGTTACGGCAAAATCCTGTAACAGTTCTTCTTTAATTGTTGCTACATCTATGACTGCTGCTGCTTCTTGGGTAAGGGGGATAACACCACCACCAGCTGCTTCAGTATGGTCAAGATACATATTGGGTTGCAAGCGAATAATGGGTTTAACTACTCCCGCCGTATTAGTAGCAATTATATGAAACACAGGAATATTATCACTATCTCGCTTATATGTTCCTACACGTTTGGTATATAGATGATACGTTCCTGAACCCCCTAAATTTTCTCCTAGAGGGTCTAGATAAACAATATAATGTTGATTTGCTACCATGTTTGCATTTAATCCATATGTAGCTACGGCTGTAGACCCAGCTGCAAAATTAAAGGTTCGTCCATCTACTAGCCGAACACTACCCGCACTCCATGTAGCTTTGAGGGCCGTATGTGCCTCTGAACCATTAGGAAGAGTGACAGTTACGGCACCCATAATACTTCCTAGAACAGGGGGTTGGACAGTTTGAATCTTTTCTTTAACAGTTAATGTAGTTTGGGCAATGCTAGAAATTAAGCCTTTAACTCTATGCCCTCCCCCTAAACGACTCTCATTCTTTCCTATAGAAGTTAATCTAGTTTCAGGAATCGGGTCTTCATTGTATTCAAGTCTAGACACAATGTGTTCCCCATAAATCTCTGCAATGAGGTTATCAACGAATACTTCGGTGCCTGCACGAACTGGGATGAAAATACGTATTGGGTCACCCACAGCAAATGTTCTACCACTTGTTAACGTACTACCAGCACTACTTCGTGCTTGTAAATTAACAGCAAATGTAGTATTATTAGTCATTTCGCCAATATAACCATATGTATCTAAGCTGTCATTTTGTTCGATTCCAGCGTGATTTGCAGTCATTTTATGTACGAGCATTCCTTCTCGTACCCCAAAGTTTGTGATATTAATAGCTGTTGAACCATTTATATCTTTAACCGTAATGTCTTGCCCTAAAGAAGAATCAGTAGCAGCGGTATCCACGGAATGCACCAAACCATCCCACCAATAGTAGGGAGCCTTAGAGAATGAGTATCCGCCTTGCCGTAAGCCTGTTGTAGCTTGGGCTAATCGAGCAGCTACTTCATGCCGTAAATCTGTGGTAT